TCGTAGGCTAATTCATAGTCGTATTGATGTATATTTTCTTTTATATCTCTTTTTGACCAGTTAGCTAAAGCAGTCATGGTACTAGCTCCAGAAGTATTAGTCCAAATAACATAAACCCCTGGTGTAGAATTAAATTGAGCATGTATATTCCATACACTGGGGGTACCTGTTACCCAGTTAAGGTCTGGCAAACTACTAAATCTGCGTACATTAGTCTCTACATCAAATATGTATTTATAAGAACCACTACCTATAAAATGTACACCATCAGATAACATGGCGATTCTACAATGATAATCGGCACTACCATCACGACTAAAGTCGATATAAGCAGTACCACCATTAGTACTTCGTATCTCAACTCCTATGTTACCAACACCAGTGGCGTATAAAGCGTTAGCTTGTACGTAACTCGGGGTGGTAATAGCTCCTGATATTTTTACATCTCCAGCAACATCTAAACCACCACTTTGCCACTCTTTACCTATACCAACTTTACCTGACATTTTTATAGCTCCGTCAGGACTATCTATAAATACGTTACCCCCAGATTCCGAGAACACTCTCAGTGTATCAAACCCATCCGGATTAGATACCCTTTGTAAACCACCCTTGAAATTTTCTGATTCCATTCCTCCACTAGCAATGTCCCATATAATACCTTGTACATCAAAGGTAAATGTCCCCCCTCCAATTCCAGAGCGTTGATAGGTCCCGTAAACGCCTTCGGCATTAGTAGTTATCGATTCAACGTATTCGGGATATGTACCAGTCTTCATCGTATTAGTTTGAGTTATCTTTAACGTGTGTTGGTTCAAGAGCATTACACCATTCCAAGTCTTATATGAATCGGACCCCGTATAAGTGCTATTGAATGTGGAACTGTTGATGGTTACCCCATTAATAGTGCCGGCAGTCACAGTCCCTAGATTACCTGTTATACTAGACAACACGGTTACCGCGCCTACTAAATTTATCTTACTGGCTTGTAGTTTAATTGTGGTAGCAGTTTGATTAAGTATTGATACTACATTATTACCGTTAAAATCAGTAGTACTTACTTTAGATGTGATAGCTGTTGCTTGTTGACTTATAGATGATTCTGCTGTCGATACCCTTGTTGTTAATGCAGGTACGGTTGTATTCTTTAAGGTATTTGCTGTTGTATTAGCTGTGTTAGCCGTTGTCTGTGCTGTAGCTACATTTGTGTTAGTTGTTGCTAAAGATGCATTAGTGGCTTTAGCACCTAAGTCTGAAATGTATGAAGTTGATGCACGTACAGTGTTAACTATAGCAGTTGGTGTAATTTTTTGTTCAGCACTAGTTATTCTTATTGATGTATCATCTATTTGATCTTGTACGTCCTCAGGAGCAGGAGTCCAGTCTGTTGCTATATTACCTTTTTCTATTTTGATATTTTTTATATAAAACTTAATAACGGGGCTTCCTGATGTTACATACCATATAAAAGCACCACCCGTTCCCGTCTTTTGACCAATCCATATAACTTCCTCCCAATCACTATATTGGGATTTTTTATTTATGACTTGTATTTTCGTGCTTTGTTCGAAAAGTGGTGTGTCACCATACCATGGTATATTGTCTCCCTTAATCCAAAATGACACCGTAATTAAGTCTCCGATTTTAAAAGGATCCGTTAATTCGGTGTTACGTACATATATACCTGAAGTGATGCCAGCGACAGGCGTTACCTCTAAAACTGTTTCATTATCTAATGTTACTAAATTATTTACTGCCCCATTTAAGTTCGTAAATAAAGGTTTTAAACTATTTTGATACCCCGTATTTCTAACTAAATTCCTACCCCCAACTACAACATTGTCATATAAAGGACTCCAAGTATAATCGGTAGTCACTAATGATTCTGTAGCTGTGGTTTTGTTAACTGCTATACCCAAATATCTTTTATCAGTAGGACTATCACTCATACCCGTGCCGGTTATTGTATCAGCATATTTTATCCAAGTATATGTCGTAACTCCATTAGCTCCTGTGGCTCCCTGTACTCCTGTCTCACCTTTGATTAGACTCCAAGTGTAATCCCCATAAGCGGATGACTCTGTAGCTGTGTTTTTGTTATAAGCAAAGCCTATATACCCTTTTCCATCTGGTGTATCACTCATACCAGTTGTAGGAGTGGTGGCATATTTTACCCAAGTGAATAATGAAGTTCCATCACTACCTTTTACTCCTTGTATACCTTGAAGTCCATTGATACCATCGTTTATTTCTGATATAGTAATCTGAGAACTCGTTTTTATCATGTCATGTACACTCCTATTTTTATACGACCTCCAATATAAACGTTGCTTTTACGTCTACGTCTGTGTCATTTACAAATATGACTTTTCCGGTCTTAAATATTGCTCCACCATCCAACGCATTACCGTCTTTATCGCGTCTATACCAGTTATAGGTATTGGTGTGTAAATCTCCACCAGTAGCATTAGCCCAAGCACTACCGCTATATTTTTGAAGCACTACTGTTTTAGCAGTTTTATCGACCTTATACCAGAAAGTTCCACTAACAGGACTTGTAGGAGCCACATTACTTAAATTAGTACTTTTTAAGGCGTCTACCTCAGCTCCATTTTGAAATAATCTAGCGTAAATTATACTTTCACCTTGTCCATTTTTAAAAAACTCTCCACCTAGACTTATAGGTTGAGATGTAAACGAGTCGGTTTTATCAAGAAGAGTTATTGTATCAACATATGTTTTGGTGGCGTAAATCATAGTACATCTAAATGAGGTCTGATTAATTATGTCCACAGCCAACGCAGTATATGTAGCCGTAGTAGCTCCAGATATATTGGTCCAAGAACCCGATATATATTTAGACCATTGGTAGGTAGCTCCAGATACAATTTTAGTTGAGCCATCATATCCAACGGTCTCTAACGGTAAACTTCCAGACCCGTTTAATATAACTGTTCCGTTTGGAGCATATACAGAAAAAACAACCGCGTTTTGACCAACATTACCTTGAACTCCTTGTTTACTCTTAGCCCATGCAAATAATTTAGTGAATGATTTACCATCTGCAACAACGGCTAAATTAATAGTTCCTAAATCCACGCCACCGAGAGTTGCCCCACTAGCTATAGATAAGGTTAACGTTACCTCTTGACTAGCAGTTGCTTGAGAGGCGGTCATTCCCGACGGTAATCCCGTAGGAGTTGTTAGTGTAGGTGTTATTTTCGTAGTTCCTTTATACGCTATAATTTTGACTAGAATCGTTTGAGCTGATGTTGTCGTGCCTGCTGTATTTGTAGGCACTATTTGAGCCTCATTCGTTATTATTATGGACACCGCGTCAGCGCCAGTAGATCCAGTATTACCTGTAATACCGTCGTATAATTTAGTGATAGTTATCGTATCCGTAACGTTAGCGTCCGACGTTATTAGTCTTAGTATAGCTGTGTTATTGAAGAATACGGCGTGTGCTGGTTTAACTATGAGCGTGCCACTAGTTATGTTTGCATTGTCCCCCGTTGTTGGGTAGTCTACAAAAACACTTGACGCATTCTTGTATTGCCATTTACTAATGGTAACCCCTTGTGCGTTACCGGTTAAACTGATTTGCGTAGCTCCGACAATAACTCCATCTTTATCATACTTGAATACTTGTTCTCCAACAATAGATATAACTTTTGCATTGGACGCGTTATTGATCAAACTAAAATCGAAAGATGCTGCGACGTTTGAGGTTTGTAGAGTATAAGGGTCAGTATAGGTGATATAACATATATATGTTAATTGATTTGAAGTCATTCCGGCCATCTTATTTTGATTTATAGTAAGCACACCATTTGATACAGTTTCTCCCGTGGTTAATACTGTTTCAGTGGATATGCCTTCTTTTCGTTTCCAATTAAATAATAAATCAGGACTGGCTAAACTCAACGCCTCATTATTCAACATTATCGTTGGTGTTAGTATCACGTTTGTAGATGTCCAATTTGGTTCATACGTCGTTGCTCCATTAGTATCCTTAATTTGTATCTTTGGTAAATTTGATGCTACGTATACGCTTAATTGTTTTGCGTCATTTAAATCTGTTATTGTTAACATTCCACTAGCTTTTACAGTCATCTATAATACACCCCTTTTTTATACATCTACCACACACTCAAAGGTCGCCTGTTCTAACACGTCGTCGTTAGTAATTATTATATTTTTCTTTCCTAATCCGTATTCATTGTTCCAATATTCATCGTTTATTTTAAAAAGACTCGTTCGTAACCAATTGAAGTTTATTGCTGGAATAGTATCTGTAATATCTGTATTGTAGTTATACACGATCGCAGATAGAGTGGTTTGTTTTACACCATCCTTCAAAGCTGTCCCATTGCTAGATATCACATTTACAGTTATCATCATTCTACCTTCAACTTCAGTGATTGATTCTGCGACCGACTTAATCGTATCGCCAACTTTTATATTCACGTTATCTGCCGATATATCTAATTTGTATGACCCATCAATATCTTTATAATATTTAAAAAAGTTTACAGAATCTCCTAAAGATATTTGTCCGGTATCATCAAGGTATATACCTCTAGTGGTATTGTCTGCTGAACTTTTAACTCCTGAATGAATGGAATTTTCTGTTATTTTGAATCCACCAATAGTGGCATCAAAAGCAACCAAATCGTCGACATTTATCTTTGTGGCTGTTATAGATTGTGCGGTTATTATACTGCCGTTTAAACTATTATATTCCGTCTGTTCTGCTTCTACCGATTCGCCATTTAGGTTTAATTTGTAGTATAAACCGTCAGAACCCAGGACTACCAGTTTATCAGCTTTGATAGTGTTTCCCTCTATTAAGTCACCTTTGATTGTGACTCCAACTAATTCTCCCGTGATAACTCCATCACCAACGATGAGATCTCTTATTAAACCGCTACCAGCAAACAGTTCCGTAATTGCTGCGGAACCTATATTCGAAAAATCTATATCGGCATATTTTATGTCCGCCTCATCGGCTGATAATTTACGCGTATCCAAATCATCTATGTCAGCGTTAACTGTTGTGAAGTTATTAACTGTCAAAACCTTAAAGTCGCCGTATGCCACATCTAAATTATAAATAGCAGCATCTGTGGCGTCGAGGTTTTCTACAGTAGCATAAGTTAAATTAGCTATGGTAGCATCTAATTTATTAGTTTTTAGATCATCGATATCAGCGTTTTGAGCGGTGAGTGTTTCACTTACTATAATGTTTTCTGCTTGTATGTCTTCGATATCAGCGTTTTGAGCGGTGAGTGTTTCGCTTATTACAACGTTCTCTGCTTGTAAATCGTCTATCCGACCTTTCTCAGCATCTAACTCTATAACACTAACCTTGTCTGCGATAATTATTTCAAACTCTGATATTTGATCACCAATCTCTTTAACGTCGTCTGTTCTAGCTGAGGGCGATGATACATTACCGTTGACTATCGCTGTATGATTTTTTATCGTTACGGTTACTCTTTCTCCTGGCTTGTAATCGGTTGTTGTCGACACAGGCGTTAATAAATCAGAACCGTCTAGTCTTATATACATGTCTGAATTGAATTCGACGGCTGTTCCGTATACTGTAGTCTCTTTATTATTTTGCATATCTTCTGGTTTTACTATTTTAGCAAACTGCGATATTAAATCTGTAGACAAGGGCATATATCATCACCTCCATAAATTAGTAGTAAATACCGCTTTCTCTGTAACTGGACAACCGGGTTCACACTTAATAGTTTGACTTACCACTTTACCTTTTATATCCATTATACCTGCTCTTTCGTAATTAAACCTTACGCAATCTCCAACTCTAACAGGACAATACCCGTGAGTATAAGATATAGTGTATTCTAATGATGACAATTCTTTTAAAACAATCTCAGCATATTCATCAAGCTGTTCTTGTGTCGGATTTCCTGATATTTCCGGATTTGAAACCCTATGAAGTATTTCCCTACCTCTACTTATTATAGAAGTAGGACTATTTGGATCGTCGTTCACGACTCTTGAAAAATAGAAACCAGAACTATTGGATTGTAAAACTTCAACTATATTCGGTATTCCATATAAATCATGATCGACGGTTATGTCCGAATATAAAATCGAACTATTACCGTCGTCAAAAGTCCATACTGGTTGAAGAGATTCTATATCCTGTTTCGGAGCAAATAATACTCTACCTAATTCATCTAACTCTATCGTGTGTTTAACGTTGGCTACCAAATCAGTTAGAAATACCAACCAATCATCATCGACGTTGGCTACATAATCAAACACTAACGTGTCAGGATGTGTCGTTTTTATAACCGGTGCTCGGGCATTACCCCTAGCTAATATGTAAGCAGCCTCCATTATGTTTTCATTTTTAAGAATTGAATAACCAAATGGCGGTTTATTATCTTTTAATTCTAATAATGGTGTATACGAGTCCATAGTCACCGCTCGTATTTTACCGTTAAAACTCGAAGATGGGGTTTGA